ATGATGACCTCCTCCTCCAGCTGCTTGAGGAAATCGACGAGGACTTCGGCGACCTGCAGGGCACAGGATGGAGCCGCGAGGAGGTTGATGGCCTCGTTGAACGGCTTCAGTACGACGAGAGCACGATCACAGTCATCGCCGGGGCCAACGCTGACTCTCAGAGCACCTCTGGCCGTGTCGGTATCAAGCGTGAGGGCGACAACTGGCTCGTCTCCTTTGGAGACTGGGCAATAGTCAGCATGCCTCGCGACACCGTCACGCGCGCCGGCGAAGCGTTGCAGCGTCGTTACGCCTGCGACCCAGAGGACGCGCTACGTCGCCACGTCGAGGAGCTGGCTGCCGATGAAGATTCGCGTTGAAGCACCTGCCGAGATGTACACGAAAAGCTGGCTCGAGCACACCATCCGCCGCTACGGGGGCGAGGTAGTAGCTGATCCGGACGATCCTGTCGACGTCACGTTCGCCAGCGTCTGCGACGTCGATGATTTCCCCTCCCTCCGGCGCATTCGCCGTGAGACCTCCGGACCCCTGATCGTGGGCGGGCTACAAGCCTCCAGTGGGAACGGCCTCCCTCTCGCATGGGCTGACGCCGTCGTGCTCGGCGAGGGCGAAACGTTCATCGCCACACTCTGCCAGAAGGGCCTTGAGGCAGCGCTCAACCTCACCTGCGTGGTGACACCCGACGAGCCACGCCGCGCCGCCGCCCCGGCTGATTTCATCGATCTCGAGAACGCTCCTGTCGTGCAAACGAACGTTCGCGGCTGGTACGCCCTGGCATCCCGAGGCTGCCCCAAACACTGCAACTTCTGCCTGACCAGCTGGGCCGTACGCTACCAGACCACCTCCGAGGCGCGACTGCGCGCGATCGCCCGGATGGCCCAGCGGGAGAAAATGAGCCTGACCTGGATCACCAACGACTCCACGCACCTCCCGAACATCGGCTACCGTGGCAACGCCCAGAGCACGACCGTGGAGCGCTACCTTGAAGCCCCCAGAGACTTCGCAAGCGCGAACACCATCCGGCTGGGCGTCGAGGGCATTTCTGAGGAGCGCCGGCGCTGGCTCGGCAAAACCTGCACGAATGAGCAGATCGGGGCCGCCGTCCGGATCGCGAAACAGCTCAAGCAGAACCTGCAGATCTTCCTGATTGTCGGGTTCCCCGAGGACCAGGACGCCTGGCTGCAATGGCTAGACGAGGTCCTCCCCGAGGACACCGACATGCTGCCGCGGATATGGCTCAAGTTTACTTACATAGGCCCGAAGCTACTCACGCCGCTGGGCCGCCTCAGCATCGCCGATCTGACCCCATTTGGTTTCGACAATGCCTGGCGTCAGGCGATGGCGCGTAACCGACGGGTCCGTTACTACCGCCCGCGCAACCCAGCGAAAGCTGCGTGGCGAACGGTCATGGAGCGCTGCCTCTGGAAAGACGCTGACGCGATCCCGCCGTCTCCCCCCTCCGGCGATCTCGACGAGTTCTTCCGCGACGTGCAGCGCCGGGGTCTCTGGTACACCATCTCTCCCACCCCAGAGGACGAGCTCCCTGGCGATCATGTCTGTATGCCTAACCGTAAGGCTTGCGCTGCGCGCGCCCAGCGGCTATTATGCTCAGAGACAGGAACGTACCGAGCCGTACTGAATCCCGACGAACAGGACGGCGAGGATGATGGCTAAACGAGGGCGACCCAGCCTCTGCAACCCTGACCGAACCGCAACGATCGCCCGGCTCATGCGCGCCGGCAACTATTTCGATTGCGCATGCGAATTCGCCGGCATCAGTGAGAGGACCGGCCACCGATGGCTCAAGCGTGGCCGGGAAGCGCTGGAAGCCGCCGGCGACGACCTGGAGGCCGTACCCGAAGAGGAGAAGCCTTACGTAGAATTCTGGCGCGCAACGCGCGAAGCGCGGCGGACTGCCGAGGCGCGGAACGTCGCGATCATTCAGGATGCCGCGAAAAGCGACTGGCGGGCGGCCGCGTGGTGGCTGGAAAAGGCGCTGCAACAGACATGGGGCGAGAAGCGCCAGAAGCTCGAGCATTCGGGCCCGGACGGAGAGGCTATCGCGATCGATCAGCGCGCCCTGCAGGACGAGGATCGGGCGCGGGCAGTCGTGCAGGTGCTGATGGAAAGCGGGTTTTTCGAGGAGAAGCGCCCTCAGGACGGCGCGCAGGATGCCGAGGATGGCGACGAGCCGACGTGCTCCTGACCAGGCATAGTCTCCCCCGCGCGATCCTGACATACGGCCGGAGGTGCGAACGTGGCGATCGCTGAACAGCTGCCAGATGAGCTCACGCGGATCGTAACGCCGCGCCTGACGCGCTACATACCCCACACCCCGCACCCAAAACAGCAGGCATTCCTGCTGATGACACACGTTCCCGAGGTCCTGTTCGGCGGGGCGGCCGGCGGCGGGAAGGCGCTGAGTCTCAGTACGCCAGTGCCTACTCTGCACGGATGGACGACTATCGGCGCGATCATGCCCGGCGACGTCGTATTCGACGAGGCTGGCAGACCAACACGAGTCGTAGCGGTCTCTGAAGTCATGCACAATCGTCCGTGCTTTGAGGTTTGCTTCTCGGACGGCAGCAAAATCATCGCCGATGCTGAGCACCGTTGGCACACAATGACCGCCAAAGAGCGGAGTGCTGCGGTTCGCCGGACGCCAGAGTGGCGCGAGCATCGCCGCGCACGGCGGGCAAGCCGAAGCACCGGCAAGCGGCCCGACCTCATCCAAGCCAACCGCGAGCGCGAGTATGAGTGTCTGCCTCCGCCGACAGGTGATGCGCGTACAACCGCGACGATCGCAGCTTCGTTGCGTGTCGGCGGGCGCGTGAATCATTCCGTGGCCGTCGGTGGGGCGCTGCAATGTCCTAAGGCCGATCTGCCCATCGCCCCTTACGCACTGGGCGTGTGGCTAGGCGACGGCACGGCAACGAGCAGTGCCATCACCACCGCCGACGAGGAGATCGTTGAGCAGTTGCGTAGCCTCGGTTACGAAGTGGTTAAGCATAAGTGTGATGACTACGGTTATTGCGTCCGTGGTCTGATCGCGCAACTGCGCGCGTTGGGCCTCAACGGCAACAAACATATTCCCGGTGTCTATCTGCGGGCCAGTGTAGAACAGCGGCTGGCGCTGCTGCAGGGTCTCATGGACACTGACGGCACGGCAGATACACGGGGCCAGTGTGAGTTCTACACGACGAATAGGAGGCTTGCCGACGACGTTCATGAGTTGATTGTCAGCCTCGGCATCAAAGCAGCTATCGGCATCGGACACGCGACGCTGAACGGCAAGGACTGCGGCCCGAAGTATCGGATCAAGTTCATGACGGCGCTGCCGGTATTTCGGCTACCTCGCAAGGCGGATCGGCAGAAGCGCGATGGCTTTCGAGGCACGCATAACCGCCGTTACATCGTTGACGTGCGCCCGGTCGAGAGCGAGCCGGTCAAGTGCATTCAGGTGGAGGCGGCATCCGGGCAGTTCCTCTGTGGCGAGAACATGGTGCCCACGCATAACTCTGACTCGCTGCTGATGGCTGCCCTGCAGTACGTCGACGTTCCCGGCTACAACGCGCTTCTCCTGCGCCGAACGTACGCCCAGCTCAGCCTGTCTGGCGGCCTACTCGATCGATCTCAACAGTGGCTGGCCGGGACTGACGCGACCTGGCATGATCAGCTGAAGACTTGGCATTTCCCGTCCGGCGCGCGCGTCATGTTCGGCTACCTCGAGAGCAAAAACGACCGTTACCGCTACTTGGGAACCGCATACCAGTTCATCGGGTTTGACGAGCTGACGCAGTTCCCGATGGAGGATTACCTGTTTCTGTTCTCGCGCCTCCAGCGCCTCGAGGGCGTGAATGTCCCGCTCCGCATGCGCGCCGCCACGAACCCCGGCGGACCCGGTCATAACTGGGTGCGCGCCCGGTTCGTCGACGGATCGCCGGCGTATGACGAGAGCGGCCGGCTCATCCGGACGTTCATTCCGTCGCTGGTTGAGGACAACCCGTCGATTGACGCTGAGGCATACCTGCAGAGTCTGGCCCAGCTCGATCCGGTAACACACCAGCAGCTGCGGTGGGGCGACTGGGATGTGACGCCAGAGGCGGGCATGTTCCGCCGCGCCGACCTGCAGATCGTTGACCGCATCCCGGCCGGCGAGCTCGAGAACGCCGCGATCGTTCGGTTCTGGGACCTCGCCGCAACGGAGCCGGATGAGCACCTGCACAGCGACCCCGACTGGACACGCGGGGTGAAGCTCGCCCGGACACAAGCTGGCTACTACTACGTGCTCGACGTTCGCGGCTGCCGGCAGGGCCCCGGCGGCGTTGAGCAGCTACTCCGGCGTACGGCCGAGGAGGACGGTAGGGAGGTCCCGATCTACATTGAGCAGGAACCTGGGCAGTCTGGTAGGGCACAGGTCAGCTACCTCGCCCGTCACGCGCTGGCGGGGTTCGAGGTGCACGGAATGCGCGTCAGCGGCTCCAAGGAGGTCCGCGCTCGCCCGATGGCTGCGCAGGCAGCGCTGGGGCACGTGAAGCTCCTCCGCGGGGCGTGGAATACCGAATTCCTCGACGAGGTCTGCGCGTTCCCCACCGAGGGCGTGCACGATGACCAGGTCGACGCGCTCAGCGGCGCATACCACGCCCTGACGAGGACGCAGGGACAGGGCGGAACGCACACCCAGGCCGCGATCCCGGCGCGCGAAATGCGCCAGCAGCGGACCGGACAGGAGAGCCTCGGAGGGCAACGCGTGGTGACGGCGCGGGCATTCCGTCGGCGCAGGTGAGGAGGTTAGGTTATGGCCACAGAGCAGAGCCAGATCGAAGTTCCGCAGGGAGAGCGCGCGCTGATCGTTCCGTCGGTCTGGGGCGGTAGCACCGGCCGCACGGGCTACCAGTCGGGCGACCTCGAGCCGCGCGTGTACGCAGAAATGCTCGAGCGCGACGGGCATTGTCGCCAGGCCCTCCGCTACACCCAGAATCAAATCCTCTCGATCATCGGCGACTATCAACACCCCGACGGTGATATCCTACAGGCGGTGGAGTTCGCGCTCCGAGCGATGCAGGGCACGTGGCGCGGCGTCCTGCGCAACTGCCTCGACGCGATCTGGTACGGGTTCGACGTTGAGGAGCTGGTGTGGGAAGAGGCTCCACCTAACCCTCACGGGCTGGAGTGGTGTTACAGGAAAATCAAGCCGACCCCAGCGCAGAGCTGGTATCCTGAGGGCCTCGTGACCGATGATTATGGGAACCTTACGGAGCTCATTCAGTGGCGCAAATCGCCCCGCGAGGTCAAGCTCGAGAGGAACCGGGCGATACACTACGCTTACGAGGGCCGCGGGAGCGTGTGGGGTGCGCCCTGCGCGCGCCTCGTGCATCGCTGGTACAGCACGCGAATCGACGCGCATGAAATGTGGCTCGTCGGGATCGAGCGGCTCAGCGCCCCGCTCGTAATCTACATTGTCCCGCAGGGCACAACATTCGATCGCATGACCGGGCGCGAGAAATCCTACACCGAGATGGCTGCCGACGGCTGGCGCGAGGTCGCAAGCGGCGGAGTGCTGATCACCGAGGCGTTTTTCCAGGACACCGGCGACAGCGCCGTCCTCCTGCCCCAGTTCGAGGTCCTGCGCGGCGACGGCTGGCAGGACGAGTTCGCAGACTATTGTGACTATGCGGCCCGGGAGATATACCTCGCGCTGGGTATCCCTCCCCTGCTGCTGATGGAGCCCCAGCATTCGTCGAGGGCCCAGGCGGAGAGCATGGCCTACATGACCCAGCTGATGATGCTGCCGATTGCCGAGGAGTTCGCGGAGACGGTGATCATCGATCAGATCGTGCGCCCGTTGATTGAAGCCAACTTCGGGCCGCAGGAGGATTACGGTTCGGTCACCGTGGAGCTGCCCAGCAACGAGCAGGAGCTAGCCGGCGTTGTGCGCGATCTGTGGCAGGCTGGTTTCACCTGGGCCACCAGCGAGGCGCATTACCGCGCGATACAGCGCAGGCTGCCGTCGCTCCTCCCGGAATGGGAAGAGTTCGCAGGAGAGGATACGATCCCGGGCTCGAGCGAACGCCCCAGCGCCGGCCTCCCCATGGAGAGGTAACGTCAGATGGAGCCGTTGAGATTCGATCGCCGCCTCCGCGCGTTCCTAAAGCGGCCGTACACCGCGCAGTCCGTAAACTCCCTGATCGCCGACGTGGAGGACTGGTGGGAGAGGGCGGCGCATGGGGAGCTCCAGCGCGTGCTCGATGATGCAGCCCGCCAGGCGCGCCGCGGCCGCATCCCTGACGAGGAGCCGCGGCTTGAGGATATCGCGCGCGAGGCGATGGAGGCGATCTGGTGGGTGGGCGTGATTACGGCGTACATGGAAACCCGGCTACGGCGCAAGCGCCAAGACGTTCCGCGCGTGTACGTCACGCTGGCCGAGGACGATCAGATCCCCAGCCCTTACGAGGAGCTGCCCCGCGGCGTTCGGATCAAATACCCCGAGGCGATGTCCCGGACGTTCGGTATCCCGTGGACATCGGTGGACACCTTCATGCGCCGGCGTATACCTCCGATCCGGGGCGCTACCGAGTTCATCCGGCTGAAAGTCAAGTTCGCGGTAGCGCAGGCTCACCAGCGTGAATGGGACCCCGATGAGCTGGTCAACGAGCTTGATCGGATCGGCCGCTGGGAGTTCCCCCGGCTCCGGAATCAGGTCCGCACTGAGAGTTCTCACCTGTTCAACGCGGGCAGGATGGAGTTCTTCATGCGCGACGAGCTGATCGTGGGCTTCCGATACCTCGTTACCCTCGACGAGCGCACGACGGACCTCTGCCGGGCAATGGCCGGCAAGGCTTACCGGAAAGAGGACCTCCCCTGGGTCCCGCCGGGACACTACCAGTGTAGGACCGTCCTCGAGCCCCTCTATCCCTGGGAGGTGGGCGACGAGGACTGGGCATGGGAAGACCCCGGCGAGGCGGTGAAACCCATTCACGCCGGGTTCCCGGATTTCGGCCAGTTCGAGCTGACCCAGACGGTGCGTACTCTCGCGAAAGCCGCGAAGAGCACCCGTGTGACGGCCGCGGCTACCGAGATTGAGGCCCTAACGCCGTACACTGACGTGCAGGAGCTGACGGAGGAGCAGGCCAACGAGATCCTCGAGCAGCACTGGCTGGAGATCGGCCCGACGCTGAAGAAGAAGCTCCTCGAGGATCATCCCGGGTGGCGCGCAATCGACGAGGACCTCCTGGAAAAGCCGGTCGTCCTCGA